AGAGTGGTTATTTCATCAATTTAAAGAAAAAATTGAAAAAATTTTACTAGCCTATGCTGTGGCAGATATAAGACCAAGAAGCGGACTAGCATTAAAACATGGAATAAATGTTTTAAATACTCCCGGAACAATAGATAATTCATACCGTAAAGAAATAGGGGTTATTCTATATAATGCAGGACACGAACCTTACACAATAAACAAAGGAGATAAAATTGCCCAAATGCTAATAAGACCACTATATCCAAGCAAAATGGAGATCGTAGAGAATATCGAAGATACACAAAGGGGTGGTTATGGATCAACTGGTAAATAAATAATTATGCAACAATATAGATTTACAACAATAAAAGAAAATAGAAGAAGAAAATCATTTTTACATAGTAAAGAATTTGAACCAAAAGCCGAGAACTGTGAAGATTTTGGCATAAAATCAGAAGTCTTTTGTTTTAAATCACTAAAAAAACTACAACAATTTATAAAAGAAAATAAAGGAGCTTGTGGGAAGCCTTTTGTAGATCGGCTTAATAAACAATTTGCAGTAATAAAATATAGAAATGACTAGAATAACACAATACATAAACTTTTACAAAATAAAAAAAAACTTAAAAGTAAATGAAGAGCAACAAAGCTTAATAGAAAAAGCTGAAAGTAAATTTATTGCAAGAAGAAACGGAATTGATTGCTATAAAATGCCACTATACAAAAACATAAAAAGCTTTAAATTAGATTTGGAGGATATATTTGAGAAAAAGGCAGGAGGAAGAAAAATCACTTCTTGATTATTAATAATAAGGTTATATAATAAGAAAGTTATTTATACATGCTAGGGGGTAAATACTTCCTAGCGATAACTTAGTATTGTTAATATCAAGAATCACTAATGGCAGAATATAAAAACCTTAACGATAAAAAGCTTCCAGGCAGACCAAGACTTATACCTAAAATTTGGAACGAAGAAATAAAACAAAAGATATTAGATGCATACAAGGAAGGACAAAGCGATATTGCGGCTATTGTAACACTAGATATTACAAAAGAAACTTTCTATAAATTAGTAAGAGCAGATAGAGAAAGTTTAGGAGAAATAGAGCAAGACTTTGTTGACTCAATTAAAAAAGGTAGGGCATTAAGCCAAGCATGGTGGGAAGAAATGGGTAGAAAAGGAACAATAGGAGTAATAGATAGTTTTAACAATGGAGCATTTGTTTTTAATATGAAGAATAGATTTAAGCCTAAAGGATATGATAGTACATGGGCAGATAAAGTAGAAACACACAACACAAACTCAAATTCTGATAAAGTTGATGTACAAATAAACCTCTCACCAGAAAAATCCAAAAAATAGAACCCCCAGAATATAAGGCTTGAATGCCAATCTCTCACCGTGTGAATAAAAAATGTAAAAAAATCATATATTTACTTGACAAGTAAAAAAGCATAGTATAAACTTAATTACATAATCAACTTAAATCAAAAAAAACTATGACTAACTTAATTAAAAAAAATAATACAGTATCTGATATAATGAAAAGCTTAGATAATAAAGCAACTCCAGAAGGAAAGCAAATGGCATATAGAATTGCTTTAGAAATGGTAAATAATGATTTAGAGCCTACACCAGAAAATATAGAACTAACTTTTAAAAATATCTTAAAAAGAAAGTCAAAAACAATAGAGGAAGAAAGAAACATTGTAAGAAGTTTATTAAAACCTGAAATAATGGCAAAAGTAGATAAAAGAGTTAAATTAAAATTAAATTAAAAATATGGCGGTCAGCTCTGTGGAGCAGTCTAAACTCATGATTTAGAAAGGTTTGGTAGAATTCCAAAGATGCGTCACCAAATGAAAAACTATGAAAAAAATAAAATTATACGAATTGATTATTAATGTTAATGATGAACTAGACGAGCGTTGTTTATTCGATGAGGGACTTTTTTACAAAGAGTGGATAAGCTATATAAATTTTTCAGATTTTCAAAAACAGGTATTTAATTATTTAGATAATATAAAAATTAAAGAAATACAAGGCTTTGCAGATGAAGATCATTTATTTGCTAAAAATACAGATTATGCATACGAACGATTACCAAAATGCCACAAATATTATGATAAAAGAAAGTTAGCTATACCTTCGGACATTTCTTGCGAGCTGTTTACACGACCAGAATATGCAGTTGATTATGTAAAGATTGTTAAAAAAAATATTAATCGTTGGCTTAATAATATAAGAAAAAAAGAGAATTTAAATAAAGAAATAAATTTTTAAAACTATGAAATTGTGCACTAAAACACAAGACCTATTAAAAGCATATAACAAAGCAATAAATGAAATGCTGGTTGAATTATTAGAAAGATCAGGCTATCAAGCTATAATGTTTACTAAATTTAGCAATGGATATCCTACAGAGTGCGAGTCAGACGAGGGAACAGAATTTCAAGCTGCTGATGATTATGATTGCGAAAGAATGATAACAGGCTATTGGGTAGGCGAGGACATTGGAGGGATTTTAGTGATTAATGAGGAGTGGTCTATAAAACCAGAAATATTGAAGCAAGCTGTAGAATTAAAAACAGCTAATATTCACGATGTATTTGATTACTATGATTACGAATATGAAGAAACAGAACAACAAAGACCAGTATTGACTTTTACAAATTGGTATAAATTAAATTGTAAATAATTCATATATTTACTTGACAAATAAAATTAACATGATTATTATTAAGGAATAATTAACTTAAATAAAAAAATCATGAAAAAAGACATAACAATAGATTTAAATATTATTAATTCACAAGATAGCAAAGATTTAGCAGCTAATTTGTTAAGAGGCATATTAGAAATAAGGAGAGATGTTATAGATGAAGAATATTCTTCATATATCATAGAAACAATAGATCAGCTACTTATAGACAACAATTTTAAAATACTTACTACTAGCGATATAAATACTAAGCTTGCAAAAAACATTGATGAATTAGGCTTATCTGAAAGAAGCATTAATTGTTTTAAAAATGAGGGATTAAACTATATTAGTGATGTGGTAAGAAAAAATCCTTCTGATCTATTAAAAATAAGCAATTTTGGCAGAAAGTCTCTTAATGAATTAGAGGGAAAATTAAGAAAAATAGGCTTAAACTTAAGCTCTAATTTTAGAGATGTTTAAAACAACACTTAAATAAAAAAACTATGACTATATTTAAAAAAATAACAGAAGCAACCCTTCTAACAGAAAAAAAGATAAAAGAAAATAAAGAATTAAGCTCCCTTTCGTATGGAGTAGAAAAGATTTTCCCTGATATTCCTAGAAGAAATAAAGATATAATAACTATGAGAGTCTGGGATAATTTAGAAAAAAAAGGAATAAGCTTTTCATTTTAAAACTATGATAATAAATAACAAGATAGGATCAGGCAGAATATTTGCAGGTTTTACATGGGGTGAAGCAATAAGACACGCAGCAAAACCAGAAGAATCTGACACATGGATAGTAAAAGTCACGAAGTGGGACAGATCATCTGAATCTATTTATGATTATAAAACTATTTTTTCGCATTATGAATTAAAAACTTATGGCATACATCACAGTAGAGACAGATCGTTAAGAGTGCCAAAAACATTAAATAATTATGTGGAAAAAGTAATAAAAGATAGAAAGCTAAGCGAAATAGAAGAATATCACAATATTTACATAAAATGAAACTAACCCCAGAACAACACAAGGAACACAGCCGAAAAATTAAAGAAGGTTTAGCCAAATCAGATAAGAAAGCTGGTAGACCTCGTAAAATAGACCACAAAGAAATAATAAAACTATCTCAATATAAATCAGTTAAAGAGATAGCCGAAGAATTCGGAATTAGTAGGCAAGCAATATATAATATAATTAAATAACTATGAAGAAGTTAGTTAGGTTGTACGATAGAATAGACAGAGGAACACCTAAAGAGTTAAGGAAACTAATTGTTTCATTATCTAATACTGTTGAACAAAAAATGTGTTCAAAAAAGTGGAACGAGATAGAGTACCCAAAGACACCATCTTTGGCAATGTCAAGATACATGAAATCGTTTGGTCGTAATGACTATGAAAGGTTTTCAGAATTTGTCCAATCTTTGAAAAAAGGTGAGGTAAAAGTTAACGCGGGAGCTCTGTATCCATATGACATCACCAAAAGTCTTAGACTAGGTGACAACCAAGATTT